ATGACGCTTATGAGTTGGCGTGTAGTCGAGTGGTTCATGTCCTTACCAGAACCCAGTGCAGCACAGGCTGGTTTAGTATCTGTGGTAACTGGCGCAATGACAGGGGCTTTCGCCGTGTGGATGAATCACGAAGGCAAGCACCCCGGACAGTCAAACCATAGAATATCTGAATCACGTAGCGGCAAATGAAATATAGCAAATCAAATTTGATTGATAAACTAATTGAGCATGAGGGTATGGTACTTCATGTTTATCAAGATTCACTAGGAATTGATACTATAGGTATCGGACGTAATCTAGAAGACCGTGGTATTAGTTTAGCTGAACTAAACCATATGGATATTCCAAATGTAAATACTATATATCAGCATGGCATTACTGAAACTGATGCACGGTATCTAGCAACGAATGACGTACAAATAGTCGAGGATGAACTGTTGAGAGCGCACCCTTGCGTAGACAGGTTGGACAGTGTACGTCAACTTGTACTTGTTGACATGGGTTTTAATATGGGCATACCACGGCTGTGCAAGTTTCAGAAAATGTGGAACGCTATTCATGAAGAAAAATATGATATTGCCGCAAAAGAAATGCTTGACAGCAGGTGGGCAAATCAGGTAAAATCACGTGCAACAAAACTTGCTAATGCAATGCATAATGGGGAATTTTAATGACTGATAAAAAAGTAAAAAAGAAATCAGGCAGCGGCTATGTTGAATATATACCGGGTACTAAAGGGCAAACCTATTATAGTAGTTCCTCTAAAGATGCACCGTTTTTTAAATTCAATGTAATAGATAACTTAAAAAAAGCAGGTAAGAGATTAGGGATAGATATAAAATAATGTTTCCATATACTGAAGAAGAGAGAAAATGGCTAGAGAACTAAATGAACGCCAACAGAAGTTTCTTGATGTCCTCTTTGAAGAGGCAGGCGGTGACGTAGTTGCCGCAAAGAAACTGGCTGGCTATTCTGAAAACACACCTACCACTGCAATTGTAAAAGGCTTAAAGGAAGAAATCCTTGAAGCTACACAAATGTATATGGCACGTAATGCGCCAAAAGCTGCTATGGCAATGACAGGGGCTTTGTATGATCCTACTGAACTTGGCATTCGTGATAAGATGGCTGCAGCTAAAGAACTGCTTGACCGTACTGGACTGATTAAAACAGAAAAGGTGCAGGTAGAAGCATCTGGTGGTGTTATGCTAATGCCAGCTAAAGCAATAGTTGAGGACGATGACTAGAAGTATAGGCAAATGGAAACTTCCACAGCCAACAGACATTAAAGAAGAAAACGAATGGGTGCAGATACCACGTATTGCAAGGACTGTCCCTTTTGGTTACAAACAAAATGATGAAGACCCCGACATTCTTGACCCAATACCAACAGAACTTGATTTGCTTGAAAAGGCAAGACAACACGTAAATCAGTATTCATATCGTGAAGTAGCTAATTGGTTAAGCGCAAATACTGGTAGATATATTTCACATGTAGGTTTAAGAAAACGGTTAAGTAATGAGCGACAGCGTAAGAACCAAGCTAGAAGCCTCCGCAAATGGGCAGAATATGCGCAAACGGCAATTGCCAAAGCGCAAGAGATCGAAGAAGCCAGAACAGGCGCAAAAGCCAACGGTTGAAGTAAAAGAAACTGTACCACATGAATTAGAGACAGTATCTATTGACGAAACTGCAAATGTTTTATTTAAACCAAATGCAGGTCCTCAAACAGATTTTCTAGCTGCTAGTGAACGTGAAGTTTTATATGGTGGTTCAGCAGGTGGTGGTAAGTCTTATGCCATGCTTGCTGACCCACTACGTTACATGGGGCATCCACAGTTTAGTGGATTGCTACTACGACACACAACGGAAGAACTGCGAGAGCTTATTTTTAAATCGCAGGAACTATATCCGAAAATCTGGCCGGGTATTAAATGGTCAGAAAGAAAGATGCAGTGGACTGCGCCATCTGGAGCGAGGTTGTGGATGTCATACCTCGACAGAGATGAAGATGTCCTGCGCTATCAGGGTCTGGCATTTAGCTGGATAGGCTTTGACGAATTGACACAATGGGCAAGCCCATATGCATGGAATTACATGCGATCTCGTCTACGGTCTACTGCACCAGATTTGCCTATCTTTATGAGGGCAACAACAAACCCCGGAGGACGGGGGCATCATTGGGTCAAGAAAATGTTTATTGATCCATCGCCATATAATAAAGCCTTTGAAGCAACAGATATAGAAACTGGAGAAGTCTTACGTTATCCAGCAGGACACCAAAAAGCTGGTAAGCCTCTTTTTAAAAGGAGATTTATTCCTGCACGTTTATCTGATAACCCATACCTGTCTCAAGCAGGTGACTATGAAGCAATGCTTCTTTCTTTGCCAGAACAGCAACGAAGACAGCTGTTAGAAGGCGATTGGGATATTAAAGAGGGTGCGGCTTTTACAGAGTTTAATCGTGATATTCACGTTATTGAGCCTTTCTCCATTCCTAGCAATTGGGTTAAGTTTCGTGCTTGCGATTATGGTTACGGGAGCTACTCTGGTGTTCTTTGGTTTGCTGTTGCTCCTTCTGAACAACTTATCGTATATCGTGAGCATTACGTTTCAAAAGTATTGGCAACGGATTTGGCAGAACAAGTGCTTGACTTGGAAGCCGGAGATGGCAACATTAAGTATGGTGTTCTTGACAGTTCTCTTTGGCATAAGCGTGGCGATACTGGCCCTAGTTTGGCTGAACAAATGATTAGCAGGGGATGCCGTTGGCGACCATCAGATAGAAGTAAGGGTAGTCGTGTAGCAGGTAAAAACGAAATACACCGCAGACTACAAATAGATGAATATACAGAGGAACCTAGAATTGTTTTCTTTAATACTTGCACAAACATCGTTGCCCAACTTCCCTCAATACCGTTGGACAAGAAAAACCCCGAAGACGTGGACACAAAGAGTGAAGACCACTTGTATGACGCTTTGCGGTATGGTATAATGTCTAGACCTCGCTTTAGTATTTTTGATTATGATCCAATGGGAAGACCAAGCGGTGGTATGCAGGTAGCAGACGCTACGTTTGGATATTAAGGAAATAACATGGCTGATGATGAAATTATGATTGAGGATGATGCGATTGCATTAGAAGATTCGGAAAATACCGCTATCGAAGATGCAGACGTAAGTAATATTATTCCATACATTCTTGAGCGATATAATCGTGCCGAAGACTATCGTTATCAAGATGAAGAGCGTTGGTTAAAAGCCTATCGTAATTATCGTGGTTTGTATGGTCCTGATGTACAATTTACAGAAACTGAAAAGTCTCGCGTCTTTATCAAAGTTACTAAAACAAAAACTCTTGCAGCATATGGTCAAATTGTAGATGTATTGTTTGCCAGCAATCGTTTTCCTTTATCCGTGGAGCCGACAGAATTACCAGAAGGTGTTGTAGAAGACGTACACTTTGACCCCAAAGAGCCAGAGCAATTGCGTGGCGAAACTATGCTTTCTAGTCCTTATGGTTACAAAGGCGATGGAAATGACTTTGAGCCGGGTGCAACTGCAAAAACATTATCAGAAAAACTGGGGCCATTATCTGGTAAACTAGAAGGTGTACAAGATCAGTTAAAAGAAGGACCTGGAAAAACTCCTACTGCTATCGAATTTAGCCCAGCTATGGTTGCCGCTAAAAAAATGCAGAAAAAAATTCACGATCAGCTTGAAGAATCAGGTGCAAATAAACACCTTCGTAACGCAGCATTTGAAATGGCCTTGTTTGGCACTGGCGTTATGAAAGGTCCATTTGCAGTTGATAAAGAATATCCTAATTGGGACGACAACGGAGATTACGATCCTCTGTTTAAAACAGTACCTCAAGTAAATCATGTGTCTGTTTGGAACTTCTATCCAGACCCAGATGCTAACAACATGGATGAAGCACAGTTTGTAATTGAGCGTCATAAAATGTCTCGCTCACAATTACGTCAACTAAAAAAGCGTCCTTACTTCCGTGCCAATGTTATTGATGAAGCTATTAAGTATGGAGAAAACTACGTCAAAAAGTATTGGGAAGACGATTTGTCAGACTATGCACCAGAGCATGGGGTTGACCGTTTTGAAGTTCTTGAATATTGGGGTACAGTTGATACCGCAATGCTGGACGAACAAAATGTAGATATTCCAAAAGAGTTGCAAGGTTTTGATGAACTACAAGCAAATGTTTGGATTTGCAATAACAAACTTATCCGTATGGTTCTCAACCCATTTAAGCCTGCTAAAATTCCTTACATGGCTTCTCCATATGAACTCAATCCATACTCATTCTTTGGTGTAGGTATCGCTGAAAACATGGACGATACCCAGACATTGATGAATGGCTTTATGCGTATGGCAGTTGATAACGCTGTTTTGTCAGGCAACTTGATTGTTGAAGTAGATGAAACAAACCTAGTGCCGGGTCAAGACTTGTCACTGTATCCGGGCAAAGTATTCCGTAGACAGGGTGGCGCACCGGGTCAAGCTATATTCGGCACAAAGTATCCAAACGTATCATCAGAGAATATGATGTTGTTTGATAAAGCACGTCAACTTGCAGACGAAAGCACGGGTTTGCCATCGTTCTCTCATGGACAAACAGGTGTTAGTGGCGTAGGTCGTACCGCTAGTGGTATATCAATGCTAATGAACGCTGCAAGTGGTAGCGTAAAAACAGTTATTAAAAATGTAGACGATTATTTGCTTCGACCATTAGGTGAAGGCTTCTTTCGTTTTAATATGCAGTTTGATTTCGATCCTGCAATTAAAGGTGATTTAGAAGTTAAAGCAAGAGGCACAGAAAGTCTTATGGCAAATGAAGTGCGTAGTCAGCGTTTAATGCAGTTCTTGGGAATTGCAAGCAATCCTGCACTTGCACCTTTTGCTAAATTTCAATACGTTATTCGTGAGATTGCAAAGTCTCTTGACCTTGACCCCGACAAAGTAACCAACAACATGAGTGAAGCCGCACTGCAAGCAGAACTAATGAAGCAGTTCCAAGCACCTACACCAGAGCAACAAATGCCGATGGCAGGCGTAAATGCTATGGACCCAACAGGCGCAGGTGGCGGCAATATTGGAACAGGTCAAGCACCAGTTCCGGGTGAACAAGGATTTAGTGGAAATGGACAGGGAAATATTCAGCAAGCTGAAGCCGCTGGTCAGCAGCAACCGCCAATGGGACCACTTCAGTAGTTATCTGGATATTCTCATTGAGCAACAGCATAAAGTGCTGGAACAATCTGATAACATGGTATCAGTACACAAAGCACAAGGTGCTATTGAGGCATTGCGCAAGATTAGGCGTTTGCGTGAGGATGTAAATAAAGCTGAAGGATAATACTATGGGTATTATTACTACGGAACAAAAAGAACAACAGCAGAAAAAAGAAGACGAAAAACTTCGTGCTGATATTCGTAAAAGTTTGGATGTAGATACAGATTCTGCTGGTATTGTAGAATCGCTGTATAAACGTATTCCTACAAATGCTAGATTATTATTAGAAAATATTGCTGGTGTTGATACTCCTATTACTGCAGAAGATTTCACTAAAGATGAATTAGTTGAAATGGTTTTTTTGGCTGAAAAACAAAAAAGGTATAATGAAAAAAGAGAAGAAATGATACGTCTTGGTTTGCAGGACGAAGATATAACAAAAGAAAATTTTGATTATTTAAGTAAGCGAGCCAAAACATATGAGGATACTAGAGGTAAAACAAGCGTAAATCCATATAAAGAAATAAGAGTAGATAAAGGCTATTTAGATTCTTTCGTAGATTCTTTTAAAGACCCAAAATATAATGTGGCTACTACTCTAGGAAAATACACAGCACTAGATGAAAATGGTAAAATAAGTAGAATAAAAGATACTTATAACTTTAACAAAAAACAAAGAAATTTACCCACAGATTTTATTGGGGCAGTTAAAAGGATAATGATTAGTCCAGAATTAGCTGGTGAATATTTAGCAAATGCTTTAGGCACAGAAGATAGAGAAGTTGATATTAAGTTGCCTAGAAAAATGAAAGAGGGCGGTATGGCTAAACAAATGGAACTCTTTGAGCCTGTAACACGTGGCTTTGATGAGGGCGGTCTTATGCAAGAAGGCGGTCAAATAGACCCAGTATCAGGTAATGATGTACCTGTAGGCTCTACTAAAGAAGAAGTCCGTGATGATATTCCTGCACAATTAAGTGAAGGTGAATTTGTAATGCCTGCAGATGTCGTGCGATACCACGGCCTTGATAAAATGATGGCACTACGACAAGAAGCTAAAATGGGCCTTAAAAAAATGGAACAAATGGGTATGATGGGAAACTCTGATGAAGCAACACTTCCTGACGACATTCCTTTTGACATTAATGATATTGACATGGAAGATGATGTTCAAGAGTTTGCTGTCGGTGGTATGCCACAACCATATGGTGTGATACAAAGTGGCGCAAC